CAAGCGCAACCAACTTTGCTCCTGTCTAATCTTAGATAGTAGTAAAAAAATCAAGGCCCTGGTTTATTTCCGGGGCTTTTTTTTGGCCGTAAATACCTCATGGCATATAGTATTTGTGTATTGACTGATTTTGATTGTAGACCCACTGGTGTTACAGGACATTTTCGAACAAACGTCTTGCCGTTTGTGGATCGAGCTGATCAGTCAATAACCAATTTTGACTCCTGGAACAGCAGCAGAAATCAACAACGCAACTGGGAAACCATCTTGCAATTGATAGGACTGTACACACAGCCGCAGCACATATCTGACATACGAATGCAAAACGGTCGTTGGGAATTTGAGTTTGAAACAGAGTTTGATGATGTGTTCAGACTCAACGACGATCCAGTGGGACTGCTCAAACAGGCATGCCGCGGCGTTCCCATTATCAACTATGTTCAGCAACAATTGACCACACTGTTACAGCCAGACGTGAACATTTGGTTCTATCCAAAAGGCCATAAATAAATCATGGACACAACAGAAATTGAAAAGAAGAGCCTGGAAGCGCATGTAGAGCTCTGCGCCGAACGTTATCGCCATCTAGAACTACAACTAGATTCTGCCAATTCTGCTATCAGACGTCTTAAAGAAATGACAGAAGAAGTGCATGCAATGATGCATAAAATTGTGGACAATCGAAACAATCAATTGATAAACTGGGGACTTGGATCTATTGGGTTCTTGTTGGCCACTGTTGGCTGGCTGTTGTCACACTACGTATTCAAATGAAAGCCAGCCGTAAATTGGCCGCCTTGGCCGAAAGAGAACTGCCTCATCTGCTGGAAAACGTTATTGTGGAAGACGGAGAAAAATACCGTGCTTTTGGCAAATACACAATACAGCCCAGAGATCAGGGGTTTGACGTTTCCATAAGAGACGATGCTGTGGGCAAATTTAGCACTACTAAATCTGCCCTTGCCTGGTGCATAGCTGACAGATTAAACTATTTTAATCTGGCTAGACAAATACAAGAGCTAGATCAATCACTCACACGATTGCGCAATGACATTTACATCCGTAAGAACATTGCAGATCGTATGTCGGGAACTGCCTGGGAAACTATAATAACCAAAGTATCCTACCGACAAGACCAAAGTCAACTGCTGGAACAAGAGTTGACAAAATGTATAAATTTGGCTAAATACTGGCAACTACGAGGAAACTCAAATGAAACTAAACGAACTGGCCGTAACACGCCCCACACAACAAATCGCTAAAGTATTCGAGAGTCATTTTGATCAACAAGTTCAATTTGACTCAATGAATCGCGGTCAACTGCACAACATGTATCGCAAGGTACGTGGTGTATTATCTGAACACAGAAGCGGTCCTGCACGTCACAACAGTGAGCGTGACCCTGCTTACTTGAAGTTGATGATGATGGAACAAGCACTTGCAGAAAAAATCTACGAAGATGAAATGGCAGCAGCCAATGCTACTGCACCAGCCCCGGGCGTAAATCCTCAACAGGCTGCTGCCATGGCTGTCAAGCAAAAGATGGATCAAAAGACACAGATACAAAAAGAACTTGAAGATCTGAAAAAACAAGTGACCGACAAGCAGAACGAACTCAACGATCTCAACAGCACTACCTCAGTGCAAGAACGTCGCCGGGCGCAAACTTATGGATACTATCTCAGCGAAAGCGAAGTTCAGCAGGCCCAAGTTGTGCTGGCTGCACAAGACATGGTTGACAAAATGCAAGGCATGATTGAAGACACCACTGAGATGCAGTTTAAAGAATTGCCAGCCTTGGTTGATTCAATTAAAAATCAAATTGGTGCTGATCAAGCAGCTCAGTTCAACAATGACGCACAAGCAGCATTGACCGGACTGGTTCAGAATCTGCAAGGCAGCAAACAACAGCTGGAACAGGCTCTTGGTGTGGTAACTGGTCAAGGACCTGTTGAAATGCCCGGGACTGAAATGGCTCCACCGCCACCAGCCGGCGAAGAACAAATTGATCTAAGCATGACTGAACCCTCTCCTGAAGAAGAACTAGATGCAGCAGCCGTTGGCCCTGCAGCGTCTCTGGGACGAGAGCGCAGATAATGCGAATCGACGAAGTAGCTGTAGACAACACCGCAGACAAATTGCTGGCCTTGGCCCAGTTTGCTGTGGGCCGTGCCACAGATACTTCTGCAAAATTACAGATGCCTGTTCAGGCATTTATCAATCGTGCTAAAAATATTGGGATTGACATCACTCCTGATACTTTGCAAAGCCTAGTTGGACAGCCGCCCTTGAGTGGCATAATAGAACCCATGTCGCCAGATGCTACTGAATTGATATTCAAAGGTGGCGAACAACCTGGACCCACTGCTATGCCGGTAAACCAAGCACAAAATATCGTAGCACAGGCTGCAAAATCAGCCATGAACAAAGACCGTAATCTCGGTTGATTCAAACTGGTTGACTAGTCAGCCTGTTGGTAGTATACTCAACAAAAGGAACCAGTATGGCTTATTCAAATCAAGTAATCGATCATTATGAAAACCCCCGCAACGTGGGCAGCTTTGAAAAAGGCGATGTAGATGTTGGCACAGGCATGGTGGGAGCACCTGCCTGCGGTGACGTGATGAAGTTGCAAATCAAGGTAGACCAACTAACTGGATTAATCACAGATGCAAAGTTCAAAACATATGGATGCGGATCAGCTATTGCATCAAGTTCGTTGATTACAGAAATGGTCAAGGGCATGACTCTTGACGCTGCGTCAGCAATTAAGAATTCAGATATTGCTCAAGAACTTGCGTTGCCTCCGGTCAAGATCCACTGTAGCATTTTAGCTGAAGATGCCATCAAGGCCGCTGTGGAAGATTACAAGAGCAAGCATGATCTCCTTAACTGATGATGCTGCTAGAAAAATAACACAAACCATTCAGCGTCGCGGCCATGGTATCGGTATTCGTGTTGGTGTAAGAACCACGGGTTGCTCTGGACTTGCTTATGTGTTAGAATATGTAGATACAGCACAACCTGAAGATATCTGCATTGACTGTGCCAACTGCAAATTGTTTGTTGATCCCAAAAGTTGTGCCTATCTTCAAGGACTTGAAGTAGACTACACAAGACAAGGACTCAATGAAGGTTTCAAATTTTCAAATCCCAACGAACGCGACCGCTGTGGTTGCGGAGAAAGTTTTAGAGTTTAAATGATAGTCAACAGATACAACTACACACCCATCAATAGAGAAACAATAGACGGCAAACGACACTACTGCCTGCCCGACGGCAGCAAGGTACCCAGCGTGACCACAATCCTGGATCGTACCAAGAGTGAAGAAAAGCGTCAGGTACTGACCAACTGGCGCAAGCGAGTGGGCGAACAAAAAGCACAAGAAATTACCACCGAAGCAGCCAATCGCGGCACCCGAATGCATGCGTACCTTGAGCACTACATGCTGCATGATGACATGAAGCCCTTGCCCGGCAATCCTTTTGCACATCCCTCATGGTTCATGGCAGCAGAAGTTATTCTGCAAGGCCTGTGCCATGTGGATGAATTTTGGGGCGCAGAAGTTCCTGTTTATTATAGTGGGTTATATGCTGGCACCACAGACTGCTTGGGTAAGTGGAAAAAGCGGCCTGCTATCATGGATTTTAAACAGACCAACAAACCCAAAAAACGTGAATGGATTGATGACTATTTTGTGCAGTTGGCAGCGTATGCAGCAGCACACAACGAAACCCACGGTACAACCATTGACTGCGGCGTTATTTTAATGGCTCAACAACCCGACGTGCTGGCTGATGGCAGCCTAAGCAAGCCCATATACACCGAGTACGTGATTGAAGGAGATGAGTTTGCACACTGGACCAATGAGTGGATGAAGCGAGTTGAACAGTACTACGCCACACGCTAAATACAGCACAACATCAGGATTCATATGGCAATTGTACAAGTTAGTCGCATCACAAACCGTAAAGGTCTAGCAGAAAATCTGCCGCAATTGGCCGGTGCAGAATTGGGCTGGGCCATTGATCAACGTAAACTATACATCGGTAATGGTACCCTTCAAGACGGTGCCCCGGTTGTTGGCAATACTGAAGTCCTCACAGAGTTCTCAGATTTGCTGTTGGTTAATGGAGCATACACCTATCAGGGTGCTGCTGCTGGATACATTGTGCAAACTGGTGCCACATCGGGCAGCCCAGTCAGTTTGAGTTTACAAAACTGGGTGGATCAATTTGCCAGCGTCCTGGATTTTGGTGCAGTAGGCGATGGTATCACAGACGATACTGCTGCCATCAATCGTGCATTGTATCAGTTGTTCTGTAGAGAAATCAACCCACAAATCCGCCGTTCGTTGTTCTTCCCAGCCGGAGTTTACTTGATTACTGAATCAATTGTAATTCCACCTTATGCCAGACTCTATGGCGAAGGCGCAAACTCTAGTGTTATCACGCTGGATACTTCAAGCCCCACAAGTACCTTGAGTGAGTATGTGGCTAGATTTGGCGACAGCCTACAACAAACTGGTGTAAACATTGGAAACAATGGCGCTACAGCACCAACCAATATTGAAATTGCATCTCTAGGATTCCGTTCATTGGAAACCACAGATGTTTTCCTGGTGCAGGATGCTAGTTTTTGCACATTCACGGATGTCAGTTTCAACGGTCCGTTGGTACAAGCCGATCTCAACACCGATGCTGACAACATTGCAGGTGTGCGATTTGATTCAACACTAAGTTTGATCTGCCGCAACATCACATTCCGTAGATGTAGTTTTACTGGTACCACTTGGGCATTCAACACTGCCAATGAAATTCAAGGGTGTGTGGTAACCGAGAGCCAATTTGACACATTATTTCAAGGTGTGCTGTTGGGTGACCCGGCTCCGGTGAATGGCGGCCCAACAGGATTCCGCATCCTGGGCAACAGCTTTGATAATGTCTATGCTGAAGGTATCAAGATTGCTGCCAACACTGGACTCAATGCTTCGGGCTACAATGTGTTCTATGATGTTGGTAATCATTTCAACGGAACCACAAGTCCAGCAACATCAGTAATCAATTTCCTGGGAGAACAAAATGTCAGCATAGGTGACATGTTTGAACGTACTGCTGTTTATGCTACCACCTATCCACGAATCAACATAAATGACGGAGTTAATCTTGCGTATGAAAGTGCCGACCAAATCAAGCAAGGCACCTATGTAAGAGAAACCGGTCAGGCAATGACCTTGGTCGACAACACTGCCGGTCAAGTTATAACCACATTTGATGCTACCAAAATTCGTGCAGTACAAATCAATTATACCATTGTAAGAGATGTTAACATTCAAACTGGTGTATATTTTATTGTTGCAGGCACTGATGCAGCAGGTACAGGATTAACTGGGCAAGATTCCAGCATAGACAACGGAACTGGTCCGGGCGTGACATTTGCTGTGAGTGAAACAGCCAGTGTGGTATCCTGGACTGCAACCACCACCAGTACCGGTCTTGCTGGTACCATTCAATATTCAATAACACACCTAGCATAACAAGCGATGTGGCTTCCCACTTTTGCTCAAAGGCTTGACAGTTGGTCACAACTCCGGGCCCAGGCCGCACAGGTCGATTCTGAATCTGCGCTGCATCTGATCAACGCCTGGTGGTTTTGTACTCCGTGGCGTGCTTACCATTTGCACTGGGATGATCAACCCACTTGGCCGGATCCATGGCAACTATTGAGCGACAACATGTACTGCGGTCTTGCTCGCGGACTGGGAATCATGTATACTATAGCTATGTTGGACCACTCGGAAATGCAGGATTCCTACCTGGTAGACACTGATAGTGACAATTTAGTCCTAGTTGCCCAAAAGAAATATATATTGAATTGGGGGCCGGAACAAGTGTTAAATATCAACCCAGGACCTTACAAAGTTCATCACAGTGTTTCGCTACAAGA